GCGTAGCGATAGAAAAAATAATTTTACTTTAGCCAAATCATTGGTAGAATCGATTTATGCCTAAGAAAAAAGCCAGATTTGACATCCAGGGCGATCAAATGATCGTCAATTCAGACGTAATGCTTGAGATTATGGACTGTACGCCTACTATGCTGACTCAGTATAAGAAGGACGGAGTGATGGTTCAGCCGCTTTACGGCGTGTATGACCTCATACCAAGTATGCGTAACTACCTGAAGAAGCTAAAGAATAAGGCTTCAGCGGTAAGTACAGAGGGCGTGTTAGACTTCCACGAAGAAAAGGCTCGCTTAACTAAGATGCAAGCGGACAAAGCCGAGATGGAAGTGTTAGAGATGTCTGGCGAGCTTGTCCGGGTAGATGATGTACTGCATGATTGGGAATCTATCCTAATGGACTGCAAAGGTAAGCTGTTATCTATACCAAGCAAGTTAGCTACGTTAGTAACTGACATTGAGAACCCTGCTGAAGCGCAGGATTTGATTGAAGATCACATCAGAGAGGCTCTGGAGGAACTAGCCAACTATGCAGCCATTCGGGAACGTCAAGGAAATACTACTGAAGGGGATGGACGTACTGCGGCCTCCTCCGAAGTTGACAATCTCTGAGTGGGCTGACAGAGAAAGAAGGCTAGACAGTCAATCCAGCGCAGAGCCTGGTCGTTGGTATACTTCACGAGCGGAGTACCAGCGCGGCATGATGGATGCCTGTAGCGACCCTAAGAACAAAGAGGTCGTTATTATGTCTGCCGCACAGCTTGGTAAGTCAGAAGCTCTGCTAAATATCATTGGTTACCACATAGACAACGACCCCTGTCCGATGCTGATGTTGCAGCCTAGCTTAGACATGGCTCAGGCGTTCTCTAAGGATCGTGTAGCTAATGGCTTGCTTGCGTCCACTCCCTGCTTACAGGATAAGGTTAGGTCGCCTCGCTCAAGGGACTCTGGTAACACCACGTTGCATAAGATGTTCCCAGGCGGCGCAATTACTCTGGTAGGAGCGAACAGTCCGTCTAGTCTAGCTTCGCGTCCTGTGAGATTGGTTCTATGTGATGAGGTTGACAGATACCCGGTCTCTGCTGGATCAGAGGGCGATCCTATTCAGCTTGCTAGAAAGCGCGCATCTACGTTCTGGGACAGGAAGATCGTCATGGTCTCCACTCCTACGATAAAAGGCGCTTCTCGCATTGAGGAAGCATTCGAGAAGTCTGACCAGCGCCATTATCACGTTCCGTGTTCTCACTGCGACCATAAGCAGAAGCTAGATTGGGGTCATGTCATCTGGACTGACAATGATCCAGAGACAGCAGGTTATCGCTGCGAGTCTTGCGCGGTCATCTGGTCTGACTCAGATCGTCGTAAGGCTATCCGTAACGGTGAGTGGATAGCAGACGAACCGTTTAATGGCATAGCTGGTTTTGCCATCTCCGCGCTTTACAGTCCTTGGACACCTCTAGCTGACGGTGTGAGGGAGTTCTTATCTGTACGAAAGAACCCAGAACAGTTAAAGGTTTGGAACAATACTTATTTGGGCAAAAGTTGGGAAGACGAAGGTGAAAGTATCGATCTGTACAACCTCCAAGAGAGACGAGAAGATTTCGCCGATAAGATACCTGAAGAATGCATACTTCTCACGGCAGGAGTTGACGTTCAGGACGACAGACTAGAGGTAAGCATCATTGGCTGGGGTAGGGACGACGAAAGCTGGGTCATTGACCATGAAGTCATGTACGGAGATCCATCTACGCCTCATCTTTGGACTAGTTTGGATACTCATATCTTTCAGACCTTTGAGACTCACGATAACAGACAATTACCTATACGAGCCATCTGCGTGGATTCCGGTGGTCACTACACAAACTCTGTTTATGCCTATGCCAAGAAGAATGCCGGGCGTAGAGTGTTTGCAATCAAGGGTGTTGGCGGCGAAGGCAGAGCAATTGTGTCTAGGCCGTCAAAGAATAACATTGGTAAATGTCCACTATTCCCGATCGGTGTAGACACCGCTAAGGACTTGTTGTTTGCAAGACTTAGAATTAATGACCCTGGCGCGGGATTTATTCACTTTTCTGATACACTTAACGACGAATACTTTAGACAACTCACGGCAGAGAAGATTGTTACTAGGTATCATCGTGGATTTAAGAAGCGGATGTTCCAGAAAATGCGACCTCGTAATGAGGCTTTGGACTGCTTCGTCTACGCAATAGCTGCTTATGCTATAATTGGGATCAATATAAATGCGCTTTCTGATAAATTGAGTCAGACAGAGCAGGAGCCGGAACAAAAGCCTAAAGCTCCTATACGTCAACCGTTTATACCCAAGGTTGGCAGGAACTTCGTAAATTCTTGGCGCTAAACAAAGGATCAATTCATGGCGAATGTATTTGACGCGACAAATGCGCCAGAGGGAGAGCCTCTAGAGATAGTAGCGGGCGATTTTGTTCAGTGGAAGATATCAGATTTAGTTGCCGACTATCCTACCGCTGATTATACACTTATTTACACAGCTCGAATATCGGGTAAGCGTGATGAGTTTCAGATTACAGCAACTGGTCAAGCAGACCATTACCTGATTTCAGCGACTAGTTCATCAACCGGATCTTACACACCAGGCAAATATGAATGGCAGCAAGAGATTGTTAGAAATAGCGATTCTGCTCGTCGCATACTTTCGCGTGGTCAATTTACCGTTTTAGCTGACTTAGATATACCAGGCACTGACCTAAGAAGTCATGCAGCAATCATGGTAGAGAAGATTGAAAGCATCTTAGCGGGTAAAGCCGACTCAGATGTGTCTTCTTACTCAATTGCAGGTCGCTCTTTAACCAAGATGTCCTTTACCGAGCTTTTAGACGCTCGTGATTACTATAGGGCTGAGGCAATCAAAGAGAAAGCGGCTGAAGACGCTAAAAACGGTCGTAAAGGCGTTTCTACAATAAAGGTGAGGTTCTAGATGGCGATTTTCGACATATTCACTAAGAAAGTGGAGCCAGAGCCTAAAAGATTCAAAAGATCGTATGCAGCAGCCAATCCTGGTCGATTATTTGCCGATTTTAAGTCATCTGAGCTGTCCGCTGACTCTGAATTAAGACCTGTCCTGAAAGTTATACGCAATCGTTCTAGAGATTTAGTACGCAATAACCAATACGCAAAACGCTATATCAACTTGCTTAAGACCAATGTGATTGGCGGTAAGGGATTTGGCTTGCAGGTTAAGGCGCTAGATACGGTTGGTAAGCTGGATGAGACAGGCAATTCTGCGGTAGAAGAGGCATTTATGCAGTGGGGAAAGCTAGGAAACCCTACTGTAGACGGCAGAATGAGCTGGAATGACGCTCAAAGGCTGTGTTTGGAGGCTTTAGCGCGTGATGGCGAGGTTTTTGTAGTCAAGCATCGCGGAAACGCATTTGCTGACTCATTTGCCATAGAATTCATAGAGTCTGACCAAGTTGATGAGACCAAGAATGAAAAACTAGCCAACGGCAACGAAATTCGCATGGGTGTAGAGCTTAATAAGTTCAAAAAGCCAGTTGCATACCATTTCCTTAGCTATCATCCGGGCGATTACGAATTTGCTAGAATGTCGGCTACCAAGAAGACGATTCGCATCCCAGCAGAAAAGGTGATTCATGTATTTATGCCTTTACGGTCTGGTCAGACAAGAGGCGAGCCATGGATGTCACCTGCAATGTCTGGCCTTAAGCAGTTAAGCGCTTACATTGAGGCTTCACTTATTGCTGCGCGTGTTGGCGCGAGTAAGATGGGGTTCTTTACTAGTCCTGGCGGCGATGGGTTTATTGCTGACGATCTGGATGGTCAAGTACCAATCATGGACGCAGAGCCAGGTACATTCCATCAACTGCCTACAGGCGTAGACTTTAAGACGTTTGACCCGCAGAACCCGAACAATGAGTTCGAGAGCTTCCATAAGTCTGTACTCAAGTCTGTCGCATCTGCTCTAGGTATCTCTTATACGTCACTATCTAACGATCTAGAAGCTACCAGCTACTCAAGTATTCGCCAGGGCGCGTTAGAAGAGCGAGATTACTACCGAGATGTTCAGCAATTCATGATTGAGCATTTCGTGCGGCCTGTGTTTGATGGGTGGCTAGAAAGCGCCATGGAAATCAATTCATTCGGTATTCCACTACGCCAATACGCAAGATTCTCTAATGCTGCTGAGTTCAGGGGTAAGGGATGGTCTTGGATTGACCCGCTTAAGGAAATGAACGCATCAGTAGTCGGCCTAAAGAGCGGAATACTCTCTATTCAGGACGTAGCAAGCCAGTATGGTAAGGATGCTGAGGAATTAATGTCTCAGATAGCTCGTGATAAAGCATTAGCTGAACAATTTGGTATTAAGTACGCATTAGAACCTTATGGCGCTCAGTTTGTGCCTCAAGAGCCTGATTTGACAGATGAATGATATGGTATACTGCCAAACATTGCTGAAGAGGATTCAGAGATGACAGATATAAGTAATGAAGTCGTTGTAGAAGAGACCGAAGAGTCGGTTGAAGATACAGCGATTGTTAGTGAGAACCTTACAGAAGAGCGTACCGAGACTGCGGAAGTAGTCCATCGCGCTATGTCACTGGACGCATCTCCGATTGATGAAGAGAAGCGCACAGTAAAAATTGCTATCTCATCCGAAGAGCCTGTGTCTAGGTCATTTGGTAATGAGGTATTGGAGCATTCAGCCGAAGCGATTGATTTATCATTCCTTGCTTCAGGCAGAGCGCCACTGTTGCTGGATCATGACCCAGAGAAGCAGATAGGCGTAATAGAATCGGTAGACCTTGATGGCTCGGCTCGTAGACTGCGAGCGACAGTACGCTTTGGAAAAGGCGCACTTGCTAGAGAGGCGTTCGATGATGTGTTGGACGGTATCCGCGCTAATATTAGTGTCGGTTATTCGATCAGCAAGATGCAAAAAGACACCAGAGACGGCGAAACGTATATCGCTAAATCTTGGATGCCTATGGAAGCAAGTTTAGTATCAATTCCCGCTGATGTGACAGTTGGCGTGGGTAGATCAAGCGAGCAGCCAAAACAACCCGAAATCGTAACTTATGTAGAGGACAAAACTATGTCTGAAGTAGATATCGTGGCAGTCGAAGCTAACGCTCGTCAATCTGCCCAAAAGAATGCCGCTCAAATCATTGAGTTAGGCGCAAACCACAACCGTTCTGATCTTGCTCAGAAAGCAATCTCAGAAGGTCGTAGCATTGAAGAATTCCGTGGTGAGTTGTTAGATGTTATCGGTTCAACTCGTGCGCTCGAAGAGAAGGAAATCGGTCTTAACAAGCAAGAGCGACAGAAGTTCTCTTTGATTCGCGCTATCAACGCGATGGCTAACCCAACTGACCGACGCGCTCAAGAAGCCGCTGCGTTTGAGTTTGAGTGTTCACTAGATGCTGATTACCAGTATGGCACAACTGCAAAGGGCATTATGCTTCCTGCTGAAGTTATGCGATAATG